ATGGAGATCGTCGTATCTCTAGCGACGATTTCTAATTTATCGAGTTTCCGGTCTCGTTAAAACCGGCTCTTTACTAAATAGTAAGATTCTATTATTTAGTAAATAGGTTCCTGCCCGCAATCGCGGGCTTTTTCATGCCCGCCATACGGCGGATAACAATACGAGGTTTATATGTTTAAGTACAAGATCATTTTTACTTATGCTTATGACAAGAAACGTGAATATTGGTGGACTTGTGTTTTTGCTGATAACCATATCGAAGCAAAAACAGTCTTTATTGATTCCACTAATGATTGGAAATATGAACTTGGAGATATTATCTCTGCTAGAAAATGTCGATAGAAATTAAAGAGCATGGATGCTCTTTATGAACCTTCGTTAATTGTCTATTTAGACTATTAACTAAGTTTCATAACCCGCCATACAGCGTATAACTAAAAGGAGTGATCGAAATGATCGCCATTGAAATGACCGGAGACTTCACGTTCCGAGATTTTGCAAGCAACCGTCGAGAACTGGCGCGAATGATCGAGTCCGCCAAGTCCTGGTTATTCAAACAAGGATATCGCGAGTTCATTAAAGAATCTAGCGATACCATCGCGGCCTATTCAAAGCAGGGCGGTCGAGTTCAGATCGCCACGAACTCAACAATTCCAAAAGGAGTAAGGATATGAGTTATTTTAAAGATAACCTATCCATAGGTTGTTTCCAGCATAAGGAAACCGGCGTCTGGTTCGAGTTCCGACCAACAGAGTACTGGTTTGCTTTGAAAAACGATCTGCCCTTCGAGATCGCTGTCAACGATCCCCATGGATTCGGGGTTCGGTATGCCGATATCAAAAAGACGGTGGCCTATGTCGCCATCGATGAAGATCACAACGGTTTGCCGGTTATTGATAAATGGCCGATCAAAATGCTGTGGAGGAAACCATGAATTCCATGGCCGAACAGTGGTATCGCAACGGTGCTAGCGATGAATTCTTTGTGAATATCATCCTCGCACCTAATACAATTATGCTGCTATTTATTGACGGTAGCAGCATCGTCGAGTCTACTAATGCCATCACGATCTATGAATCGTGCTGGTTTGGAGAGTAATCATGAATCATGTACTGTATAAAGATAATTTCTATATCCGCCATTTTATCGAATGGCTTGATTCTTTAATATCGGATACTGAAGAGTGGTTAGCGGTTTATGCTGCTATCTATGATCTTCTTGCCGATCAACCTGATTTAATCGATGATTGTTCGTGGTCTACGTTAAGACTTATCGCTGGCGTTTAGTGAATTAATGATACCGCACTCATCGAGTGCTGTATTAGGAGATAAACAAAATGAAGGCTCAAAACGTTGTAGAGGACTTGGTTCGCATTATCGAAGGTGGCGTCATGCCCTGGAAGTTGCCATGGGCGAGTTCAACGAGTTCAGGTTTACCGATCAATGTAAGCACAAAGCGACCTTATTCAGGATCGAACGTGCTGCTCCTATGGGTTGCCCAAGCGAGTTCTGGCTATGAATCATCACTATGGATTGGTTTCGATCAGGCTAAAAAGATCGGGGGTCATGTTCGCAAAGGCGAGCATGGGCATCCGGTCCTGATCTATCGGAATGGAGTTCGCGAGGCTGACGATGGTACAGAAGAGCAATACGCATACTTGGCCGTAAAGCCAGTTTTCAACATCGATCAGGTTGACGGTTTAGATCATCTTAAACCGTCGTTTGAAAAACATGATTGGCATCCGATTGAGGATGCTGAAAACATCATGATCAAATCTGGAGCCGCTATAAACTATGGTGGCGACCGTGCTTTCTACAATCGCGGTCTCGATAAGATTCAGTTACCGGATCGTGAACGGTTTGAGAATGCCGATGATTTCTACGCTACGGCGCTTCACGAGTTAGGACACTGGACGGGTCACGAATCGAGACTTGATCGCGAGTTCGGTAAGCGGTTTGGCGATCATGCCTATGCCGCCGAGGAACTGGTGGCCGAGATCAGTTGCGCCATCACACGGGCACGGATCGGGTTATCTGGCGAGGTGCAGCACGCTAGCTACCTATCGCACTGGCTTGACGTGCTGAAGAAAGACCCGAGATTCATATTGACGGCGGCGAGTGCCGCTAGCAAGGCCAGCGAGTTCTTGGTCGATAAGTGACCCCGACCAGCAGCACCCTATCGGTGCTGCTACTCGGTTTCATTGTCGAAACAGCTAACCGGAGATAAATACAATGTATACGATCTATTTTGACTTTCGTGGTAAAGGCGGATTTGTCCAAAATATTGACGAGTCCGCATTGGAGATGATGGAACAGATCATTTCTCGCAGGGCGTTTATCGTCTTTGTGGAGAGGCAATCATGAGTCATCAAGTCAAATTCGTATTATGGTTTGTTGACGATCAAACCATGAAGTGGGTCGTGATCAGATCCTGCGATCTCAACGAGTTGCTATCCATGCGCCGAGAACTTCTGGAATGCGGCGTAGAGTGTACCACGATCAAAAAGGAGAGACTGGCGTGAGCGATATGAAGCGATTGCTACAGGCAATCTATGACGATCAGATGTTTGCTCCTAACAAGGAAGTTATAGAGCAGGTTATATGTGGCAAGAAGTATCGATTCTTCATACCGCAAGATAACCAAGATCAGAGACAATGGCAAGAAAGGAGAGACGAGAATGAATAACCTGACACCTACGCAATGGGATGAAATGTATAAGACCTTTCCAGGTTCCGAGCAGTTCATTATTCGTTGTTTGCTAAATAACGAGCTTCGTTATTTAGAGGATAATGAATATATTTTGGAACAATGGGAGAAAGATCGATTGCGCTATCTGCGTGATCGAAAGAATGACAACGGCGGTTCTTTTTAGGAGATAACCATGTCAGTATCATTTAATATTCATGGCGTATATCGTATCGAGGTTTCAGCCTACACGTTTCCCTATTTTGAAGGGCAAACAGAAGGCAGGAAAACACATGTTCAGAATATCTATTTATATGACGAGAATGATCGTCGTATAGGTGATATTGGAATCTTTCTCGAAGACCCGAACGCGGCGATGCGCGTTGGCAATCTTGAAAAGCTTGAGATTGAAGAGTCTTACGTGAGTCTTTAACTTATCTACCGGAAGTGGTATAATACACTTCCGGTTATTCTTTAAGAGAGAGATAATGAGACAACTTCACTGGGATCAGACCGCCATTTGGCGAGCGGGGATCGATAAGATCAAGACGCATATCCAATGCGATATGCGCATGATCGATCTTGACGAGTGGTTGAGATCGATGGGTTGCAAGCTAGGCTGGGATTGTAATGAGAAAAGATTGCAAGTTGTTCCATGTAAGGAGGTGATTCATGCAAAGCCTAAAAGCAATATTAAATTCAGCCAAGAGTAACCCATCGCCGCTGATTTTGTGGTGTAACAGGACGTTTGAGTTCGTAAGTGTTGGATATGCGCCGGAAATAAGAGCGATGCAGATCGCGTGCTTCGATGATGATAGCAAGTGCCAAAAGGTTATATGGTATCAATACGATATTGATACTAATGAATGGAGTTACGAATTCCTTACAGGAAGTAAGATCAAGAGGATTGAGATCGAATAAATAAGAAAGCTCTCGATAATGCCAGTTACCGAGAGCTTGTTGCTAACCAAAATCAGGAGAGATTCATGATAGCTGATTTTCAGCGTATCCCAAACGTGGTTGCCTGTCAATACTTTGACGATCAGATCGCTAGCCGATTAGATGAAATGATCGGAAAGTGGCTCAGTCGAGAACCCACCATCGCCGAGGCGCATCGCCAAGCTCTGCAAGCGGCCAATACCGAGTTTCATGCTTACGAGGAATGGATTTGCCAGCAAGCCCCCCCCGATGACGATCTGCCATGGTGAGATAACCGAGCGTGCCACGGATGGCGCGCTAAGTGAACCCGAAGCATAGGCAGTATGCTGCTTATGCTCGGTTTCATTTGGAAACCGATAACTAGGAAATAAGATGATGATCAAAAGAACAGAGCGAGGTTGGGCTGGTCACTTTTGCGGATCGCATAACTGCAAATTCAGAAGAAATACACTTCTCGAAGGAGACAAGAAGATAGTTGTTTCTACGGTTGGAGGTTATTATCCTAAAGAAGATTTAGAGACTATAGGCCATAACAGATACTATGAAACAATGGCGTTTCATGCTATTAAGGAAGGAGTATATATAGATGCAAATGTTTGGGATCAGATTGACTTCGATAGTAACTGGGCTATTTGTTATGATTCTGAGCATGATATTCCTGACGATATTGATAATCTTGCGGATCAGATGCACGAGACCGTTGTTAATGAATTGATTGGCAAAATGCAAGAAGGAGTGATTTAATGAAAACTTTTGTTGAATTGAGAAAGATCGATGTTTCCGAACACATCGAGAAAAAGAATAACCTCTCGTATCTATCGTGGGCCTACGCGGTGGATGAACTGCTACAGGCTGATCCGGCAGCGGTATGGGAATATAGGTTTTTTGATTACGAGACCGGACAGGTGCCGTATTGCAGGATTAATGAAACCTGCATGGTATTTTGCGCGGTGACTGCGTTTGGTAAAACCATGATCGCCCAGTTGCCGGTCATGGATCATCGGAACAAGGCGATTCAGAATCCGGATGCCTTTTCCGTCAATACCGCCATGCAACGGTGTTTGGCGAAAGCGATCAGCCTACACGGTATCGGATTGTATATCTATGCTGGCGAGGACTTGCCGGAGGCTGATAAACCTGAGCCGGTATCCGAAGAAATGATTGTGTCGGTATTGGCGCACATCGAAACGCTTAATAGCGAGGATCAGGTTAGGTCTTATTATCCAAAAGCCAAGGCGGGTTTGAAGATCGTAGGCAAGTGTCCGCTTCAGGATCGTTTGGAAGCTGCTTGTAAGAAGCGGATTGCCACGATTCAGATCGAAAGCGATAAGAAATCAGATTAATCACCTAACCAAGACTCCATCATCATCGGTGGAGTCTTGATAACCATAAAGGAGATTATAATGGAGATTACTGATCTTGAAGAACGGGCAAGGTTCTTTGATAGAAAGAGAAATCAATACGGAGTCCTTGTGAAAAGAAAGTATCATCAAACAACATGCTGGGTGATGCTATACGACGATTGGAGCATCGAAGAACTAACTACGTCTGATTTAAAGACAATCAATAAGGTTTCTAATAATGAATGAGTGTTACTTATTCGTATTGATATGTTTGTGTGTTGCTGCTTTTGATGATGCTAACACTGTATACAATAGCAGGATTGATGGACTGCTATTACCTAACGATAATCTATTGATTTTAATTTAGTAATTAGTTGATTGCTTGTATGGTACTGTTTAGTACCATACCGGGAATCAATTGATTCTGTTTAAAATTAAACGAGGATAAATAGAATGACCCCAACCGCGCAACAACGCGCCATCATCAACCGAGTAAGAAGTGGATGCAATCTATCTGTAAACGCCGGTCCGGGTACCGGGAAAGGTCTTAGATCAGATCAGCCTGTTATTACTCCAACAGGGTTTATACCGATTGGAAATCTTCATATCGGAGATATGGTATACGGTCCAGATGGTAATTGCTATCCGGTGATCGGAGTTTATCGTCGAGGCGAATTACCACTGTACAAGATCGAGTTTAACGATGGGCAATCTGTTATTACTGATGGCGATCATCGTTGGTTATGTAAGACATTACAGGAGCGCAAAAAGAACCATAATGCAGTCATCCGAACGACCGCAGAACTGATCGAACTCAACAAAAATGTTTTTCTTCCTATGCCAAAACCATTGATCGGAAATCAGGTTGATCAGGATATTGATCCATGGCTATTCGGTGCGATACTCGGCGATGGATGCATATCAGAAAGATCCATCAGGTTTTCTAATTCAGAAGAATCTATGTTGAGTGCTGTTAAAGATTCTCTTCCTGATTCGTGTTGTCTTAAATACAGTAAATGTTATGATTGGGCTATAAGCCGCATCGGTAATCGCAATCCTGTAGTAGGATATTTTCGTAATTTAGATATGCTCGGATGTCGTTCGCACGAGAAGTTTATTCCAGAGCGTTTGCTAAATGCAGATATTCTAACGAGAATATCAATCTTGCAGGGTTTACTTGATACTGATGGATATACAGACGGGCATTGTGTCGAGTATTCATCGTCAAGCAAACAACTTGCTCTTGATGTAATTCGTATTGTAGAATCACTAGGTGGATTGTGTAAAATGAAGGTAAAACCTTCTCACTACACAAAAAGCGATGGCTCAAAGGTTGAATGCAGATTGTCGTACCGCATTGTGATACGGCTCCCTGCTGAAATATCTCCATTTAGGAATAGCAAAAAGAAGTTAATTCGCTATATTCCTAAAACAAAGTATCAACCTGCCAGACAAATTGTATCAATAACTCCAGATGGAGTTGGAGAGTCGGTTTGTATAGAAGTAGGCTCGCCAGACCATCTTTTTCTTACGGTTGGTCATGCAGTAACCCATAATACCGCCACTAATGGAATGGTGGCAAAGGCTTCAACTGATAAGAATATCGTTAACTTCTGTTTTAATCGGAGTACCAAGCTGCAAGCCGATCAGAAGATGCCGGCGCACGTCAAGAACTATACGTTTCACGGAGCGGCATACACACAGATCGGGAAGTATTATGCCGGCAAGTTGAACGTCAAGCTGCAACCCAACGTCATCGCCGGCAGGTTTGGCTGCGATGCGAGAACCGCGATGCTCGCCAAGTACACGCTACGCCGCTATGCCTTATCCGACGATGGCGCGATCATGGGCTGGCACGTACCCCGCGAGGCGGTGCTGGCGGTGGATGAGAAGGACCGCAACGCCTTTAAGGATGAAGTCGTCACCCTCGCCAAGAAAACGTGGTATGCCTGCATGAACCACAAGGATCGTTCGTTCGGGATCGAGCATGACTTCTATTTGAAGCAGTGGGTTGAGGAAGGCGCTCGCTTGCCGGGTAAATTCCAACTCGGTCTAGTGGACGAGGCCCAGGATATGGTGCCGATCAATATCAAGGCCATCAACAGGATGCGCTTTGAACAGACGGTTCTTACTGGCGATCCGAAACAGGAGTTATATTTGTGGCGCGGCGGGCAGGATGCCATGCGAGCGATGGGTTATGACGAGTTGCCGCTTACGCTATCTCATCGGTTTGGACCAGCAATCGCTGATATTGCCAATCAGGTGATCGATCTATTTCCAGAGCAACACCATCATCTCACCGGCGACGCCAAGATCGACAGTTCGATTTGTTATGGATCACCCAGCGATCCGCACGTAGTCTTGTGTCGGAGTAACGCTGGACTGCTCGGTGAAACCGTCAATGCCGTTCGGAAAGGCAAGCGCATCCATGTGGTGGGCAGTATCTTTGATTCGATCTTACTGATGGAGAGTGCCTGGTATTTGTCAATCGGTGAGAAAGCCAAGGTCAAGCATCCGACCATGGCGATGATCGGTGACTGGAATGCGGCGCTGGAACTGGCTACCGAGGATACTGAGATCGCGCAAGCGGTCAAGCGGGTCGATGAATACGGTGGTCAAATACCCTCGCTGGTGGACGAGCTACGCTGCGCCGGCGAGACCAGCCGAGATCGGGCCGATGTGGTACTTTCCACAGTCCACAAGTTCAAAGGCGATGAAGCGGATGTGGTAAAATTAGGCGATGACTTCCCCGATCTGGTTCGGTGGAGCAAGAAGGATCGCGCCTATATCCCACTGAAAGGCGAGTTGTGCGTATTCTTTGTGGCAGTCACCAGAGCACGAAGGAAGTTGTACGCCAATCGCACCTTGGAACAGTTGAAAGTATGGAAAGAATTGCTATGAGGACGCTACTAAACATTAGTATCTCATTAATACTGCTGGCTTTATTTATAGCTAAGTTATACGTGCTGGCGATATTGTTGCTGCTGGCCTTTGCATGGCGAGGTTTGTAATGGCTAACTATCTAAGGAAAGATAAGATGGCAGAGTTGCAAGTGGATCGGGCTTGGCGCAAACAAGAGAAAGCCAAGCGGCGATGTTGCCCGCACTGTAAAAGTAAGTCGATCATAAAAGCAAATGACGGATGGCAGTGTAATAATTGCCATAGGATGTTTTAAATGGTATAATTGTTTTGTTTGGAGGTAAGTATGATAAAGTTTTCTTATTGCGGAGAACAAGGCACCATCGATGATGGTGGTTTTATCAGGATTTGGAACGTTGGGTTCCATATTGAGGATGTTATGTTTGATAAAAAGAAACCCAAATTCCTGAACGTTCTAAGGAAGTCTTTAAAAGGAAGCAAATTTGAATCTTATCTTCCTAAAAAATGTGCGAACGCTATGAATAAAACTGAGACGCAATCGGCGGGTTCGCTGCATCCGCTTGTTAGGCAAACAGCGACCGAGCATCCAATCTTCCCATGTTGGCTATGGGAGACGCAACTGCATATGTGGTGGAGATGCACTGGATACCCCAAAACTCTGAGCCTGCAAATGTATAACTCGCACTGGCATCCAGACCAGCCGGAAGCGCCCATGTGTCTGCCGAACGCCAAGCATAAGCCGCTTTAAGTAGATAACTATTCACAAAGCGTATTCTTTCGAGAGTACGCTTGATGAATGGTTAATCATGCCATTCAAAACAAAGTAA